GTTAAAGTTGGCGGGCTCAGTAGGTCTAACATAAACCTTCTCGCTTGCGCCCTTGCGTTGATAAGTATGAAGTTGAAATGTAGTATTACAATTATGACAAGTACCGAGACCACGTTCCCAATCGTAACTAGCACATTGTGCTTTTTGATTTTTAGGTTTCCTAGTATGTGAACACAGGGGACAAATCCCCTGTGCTGCATTTTCCTTTAGGCCATATTGATTGAACTTGTCAATCAAAAATCCATTGATCTCTTCTACTCTCATCTAAAACGGTAGATCTTCTTCAACTGCAGGAGCTGGAGCTGCTGGAGCTGAGTTCATATCTCTTGGAGCTGGCTCTACATTAGAACCATTAGTCCAAACTACTTTCACATTACCAAGGTAAGTCTTTGGTGCTTTAGCATCTCTTTCTTCCTTAGTTTGTTCTACAACCACAGGACCTTGATTACCAAACTGATCTAGCTCATCATTCAAAGTAATTGTAATTGGTAAGTACTTACCTTTTTTACCTACATAAATTTTATCTTTAGGTATTTCATTTAGGTTAATACTTGCTTTAATAATACTCGCCATTTAATAATTATTTATTTGGTTAAACATTCTCATTAATTGTTCTTTAGTAGCACCGCTGTTTCTTCTTAAATTATCTACAGCTTTTACATGGTTTTGATTTTTGTAAAAGTTATTTACAGATGTTTTAATTCCGCTTACGCTACATACTTTTTGTTTTGTTCTTGGCATAATAAAATGGTTTATAAGGTTTTGCTTATGAAATACTGTTTAGGATCAAAGTCCTTGGTCTTGTAAAACAAGTCATAGGCTTGTGAGTCATAGTTATACTTTGACGCTGACCATTGAAACTTCTCAATGTCTGCTGTTGTTTTTAAATCAATGATTAACTTTTCTTCATGATTAACAATATCTGCTTTACCTTTCCAACTGTTATTGAACATATCTATTATCATAGGTTGTTCGTATTCACATTGTGAACCTTGTATAAGATCTCTACATATATTATTATTCATTACTTTTTCTCTCATTAATTCAATTGTATCTACTTCGTGTTGTAGTAGACATAGCTCGCCACCAGCAACATCTTTGTAGGCTTTAGTATTTCTTGTGCTTGATTTTATAACCTTATATTTATCAAGTTTATTAGGTTCTAGTATACAAGTATGGAAATACCCACCAATTAAAAATGCTGGCGATGGTTTGCTTGGTTCAAAAGCTCTTAACGGATCTTTTAATAGCTTACCAACGTGTGAGTTAGATAAAAATTTATTACCAAAATCACCGTAGTAATCTTCATCGTTTTTAAGCCTTTGTAATGTTTGCTTTTTGTTCATTTGTTAATTTATATTTAGTTTCAATAGCATCAATACTACCGCCTGCAGCTATATACTCTTTTGCTTTTTTAAGTTGCTCTGCTGTTATAGCTGGTTTTGCAGCTTGTTTAATTTTAGACACAGCTTTAGACTTACCATGCTGATTAGTAGAATCAGCGTCTTCAGTATCATCGATTAAGAACAAATTACCTAACGCATATTTTTTACCATAAGAAGATGCGGCGCCAAACTGCTGAGCGGTTTGCATACCTTTTTGATTAAGGTCTACACCTACTATAGCTGTTGCGTGTATAGCATTTTCGCCGTCTGATATTGTTGCTGTTGATTTTATTGTTGGAACAGGATCGTGTGTAAGCAACTCTTCGTTAAGAGTTACTGAAATACCTTGTTCTAATAAGAAAGGCTTTATAGCCTCTAAGATGTCTTCTGCTTTACGGAAATAATATTTACCGAACGAATTATAAGAAGATTTTTTCGCTTTTAGCTTAGTTTGAACTATAGCTAGTTTTTGGTTTAATTCTTTCATGGTTTATTGGTTTATTGTATATATATAATTACACATTATTAATTTAATTTACACAAGTAACTTACAGATAGTCAAGCACTTGCGAGTGATCTACATTAGCTATTAATTTGTCAACAGCTTGCTTTTTTAATTGTGAAACACGTACATAAGCACCACTACCTTCGATACCTAATTTTTCTGCTATTTGTTTAGCTGAGTGCTTTTCACAATCAAGTCCATAGCTTAATCTTAATACATGATATTCTTTATCTACTAAGTGTTGTTTTAATAAAGATGTTAAGTACATGTTTAAAAATACTTGGTTGTAAGGTTCTGATTTATCTTCTATTTGTAAGAATAAATCGTTGTCATCTCTAGTGCCAGCATCAATACTTAGAAATATAGAATTAAAGAACATAGCTACAGCTTTTTTATCTTTACCAAAGTTTTTACGTATACTATTTGTAACGTGTTCTGGTAATCTCATTTGACCTCTATTTTTATCTATTTCTCTACGTATACCACCTTTAATACGTTTAGATAGAAAACTTTTTAATGTTTTTTCCATATCTTCTGATTCATGTAGTTTATCCCAATCAATGCGATCTACGGCTTTAATTAAGTTTACATGGCCTTCTTGTATCATGTCTGTTATAGCCATTACACCTGATGCTTGTTGTGATGTAGCAAATTTTCTAGCTAAGTTTTCTACAAGAGGCATAAACTTAATAATAAGTTCATCTCTAGTATACTCGTCCCAAAATTTACCTTCTAATCTACCTAATGTTGATTCAAGATCTTTCTTGTATCTTATATAGTTCTGTATATTATAGTGTTTCATTATATTGTTCTTTTTTGTGTGATTAAAAATATTAATACTCTAATTATCATACCTAACATTATAGCTAAGCCAACTTCTTTAGATGCTATTTTAAATATATCTTTTGCTAATAATATTGATACTCCATCTAAAATGAACATTAGTAAAACTAATATCATTGTAAATTCACTAAATAAAAATTCTTTTAAACTTAATAGTAGTATTGTAATAGCTACCATTGTGATTATTATAATACTCATTTTATAACTGTTGGTTTAGTAATTCTTTTTCTCGTTTTAATTCTGTTCCCATATTTCTATGTATTGTTCTAGCTGAACATGCTAATAGTTTAGCTATTTTATTTATAGTAATTTTTTTACCTAAATCATTTAAATCTAACATGCACTGATATATATCATCTTCATGTATACGTTTAGTTCTACCTATTAACTCACCTACTATAGAAAGTTTTTCTTCTTTAGTTAAACCACTATTATATTTAAATATAACTTTACGTAGTTTATTTTTAGGTGGCTCATCTAAGTCTAACATACTAACTTCATATACCATTTTTCTAAGAAGATCAACATGTATTGTAAATGAAGTAAAGCCATTTTCTTTAATAGATATGATCTCCGCAACTTTCATAAACTCATCTTGATCAAGATTTGGATTTAGATACCATAACGTTAACAAATGCCATTTAAGGCTCTTATATGTAGTTATTTTAGCTTTAGATGCAAATAATGTATAGCATTCGTAAGTACCCTGCTCAAAAAACATGTACTGTTTAGTTTCATTAGTAGGTACATCATTAATAGGATCTCTTTTATATACAATGCGTCTATCATTTAATAACTTTATATTTCTTTCGTGTGACATTAGCCTCTTACTCTATATATTTAGGGGCTGTTGTCACAGTCCCCTTTGGTTTTAAGGTTTTAAAAATAATTCTTGTTTCATTATCATTAGGGTATTTAATTTCATTAAATTCCTTAATAAGTTGTTTTAGGTCTTCGCTCATATAATTTTTCGGTTTTAAGGTTTGCTACTACGTGTTTTTCGCCTATGTAATAATTCCAATAAGCTTGTATACTACATTCATCTTTGTATTTATCAGGCATACATTGAGGCATTTTAGTTATACCATGCCATGTGCCATCCAAACCTTTTGGTACTAATGATAATGGATGAAAACACTTGGTATAAGATAAATGAGTTTTACCATAACGTTTTTTATACTCTTTTGATAAAGCACAAAAATGATGGAACAACCATTCATAATTACTAGCATTTTCTCTAGTCCATATAGTTGATGGATGGTTTTTGTGTGCTAGTTTATAAGGTACATTATTTGAGTCACCTAATACATGATGAGCTGCACACAACATTTGAGCTGACTCAAGTATCATTTTAACTACATGCTTATTATACTGTAATTTAGCAGCTTTATGTGGGCATTTATCTAAATAAAATATATTCATTGTTCTTTAGCTAATTTAGTTAATACTTTTACTAGTTTTTCTAGGGCTTTAGTTAAGTTGCTAATGTCCTTATATAATTCTTGTTCATTACGTTTCATTTTCCTTTTTTTAATATTTTATTTACCTGATCCATTCTACCTCTAATTATAGCACATTTTTCATACTCTTCATTTTCTTGAAACAAATTCATAAGTGTCATAAGCTTTGCAGCTTCACCTAAAGCCTCTTGCTCTTCAGTTAACTCAAGATCTTTATAAGCAGTTGTCCAAGCAAGATCTGATTTGCTAACATGATCAAACCAATCTTCCATTGATTTTAATTTAACCATTCTACTTACAACCTTGATAGCCAACGCGTTAAGCTCTGTTTCTGACATTGGATCAATAGTTACATTTACTTTTTGATTTTTTATTTCTTCTAAAATTTGTTTGTTTGATACTTTTTTATTATCTGTCATAGTTCGTTTTTATTTAATGTGTATATTTACCTATTAATTGTAATGCAGTACCCACAAATATACATTCCATGTTTTCGCCATTGCCAAAACCTTCAAATATACTTATGAATGTTTGCTTACTTGGTGCTTGCCATATATAATATATATATTCTAAATCACCATGCTTATCATCAACATGCTCTATTTCCCAACCATTAACATTTAATTCGTTTTCAATAGAGTTAGCTATATCCATACCTAAACCTTCTGGATAGCCATCACCGTGGCAATAAAACTGCGCGTGTATAGCACTTGGGTGCTCGCTGAATGATTGACCTTCTTGTCTTGTTGCAAATCTAATTTGTGCTCTTGTACTCATAATTTATTCTTTTATATTTAGTTTATTTTCTATTTGTCTTAATAATTGATCTGTTCTTTGAAATGCTTGACCCATATTATAGTTTAAAGTTTTTATCTTTTCAAGTATTTGTCTTGAATCACTATACTTACAAGGTTGTTGATTGTTAAGTATGTTAACTAAATGTTCAGGACTACCAAAATCTCTACCAGGAGAATATATGTTTTCTGTTTCGATAGTTGGTACAGTTGGTATTCCAGTTAAATTAACTATCTCTTGCCATTTATCTTTCCAATCTTTAGTTAGCCTTTCAGTAAACTTAATATTATTTTCATTTAATTTTTCTTTAACTTGTTTACAATAAGGACAAGTTTCGTTTGTGTAAATTATTATTTTATTCATTTTAATGAGCTATTAGTCCTACGTTATTATTATCTTTATTAAACCATTTAGTTGCGTATAAATCAATCTTAGATGCATCTATGTACCCACTAGACACAAGTTCTGTGTGATTGTTAAATATTTTAGTATGTCTATCTACTTTTTGATCTATCATTGCTTTTTGTTTACCACTATCTGAATATATGATGTCATAGTTATCAGGTAGATTTACGCTTTTGAGCATTTTTACACAGTTAGTGTAACTATAAAACTTGACGTCAGGGTGTATAGCAGCGATCATCAGCCACTTATATAAATAAGCTTTTGAGTAATAATCGCCTGAATCATGAACTCTAACGTAATCAGGTTTTTTCTTTATAATCTCATCTATCATACTATCTACAAAGTCATCTGTCTTACTTAATTGGTAACGCTTTTCAAACGCAGGTTGTACATTACTCCATATGTATGCACCTTTTTTAGCATAACAGAACTTAACACACTCTTTTGCCATTGGGCATGTGAGTTTACCTGATGCAGACTTGTAAGCTGGTATACCGAAGTTAAATACTCTAACACCTAGTTCTTTAGATGTTTTCTTTAATTTACTGTTTTGTGTTAATAGATTCATACTTTATATTTTTTAGATAAAATATTTGTACCATAAAAATAATCTAACTGACTTTTAGGCTGGTATTGCGGTGGTAAAAAAGCTGTTAAAGTTTTTATTGCATCAACTGTTAAGTCATTATAATACTCAACTTTTTCAAGAGAAGCTATTATAAACCTATAGCTAGAGTCATACTGTATTTTAACTTCATTATCAAGCTCATCTAGTATTTCTGGTTTTATTTTATTTATTAGTTTCATCGTTTATTACTTTAAATCTGTTATTAATATCTCTCATTATAGCATCTTGTAGCTCGTATGTATCAGTGAATGTTAACTCGCTGAGTTCTAACTTGTTATCATACTCAATGCTAAACTCATACTCAAACATACCGCAGTCAAAGGTAAATTGCTCTACAACTCTACTAACTGAGTCTTCAACTTGTGAAAACGTAGAAGAGTTTATAACTGGTTTGTTCACATCATCTAGCTCTTGTTGTTTAGCTTTTAAATCTACATTTAATTGATCTATTTTTTCTTGTAAGCCTTTTACTGTAGCTTCTAACAGTTCTTTGTTTTCTGACATTTTATTTAATTTTATTTGTTTATATTCTTATTATCTGTAGTTAATCGTTTTTAGTTTGTGTAAAACGAGGTAGGGCAGGTGTGGTTCTACCGAGTTTCGGTGAGCCGAGTTTCGGTTTTTGCTTTATCCTGCCGTTTGTACGTGCTCGTACGTTTTATTATCGAGTTATAATATCACACTCATATTCACGTACATTACCACCCTTACCTCGTATATTATTCATACCATACTCCGTAAACCTTAACTCCTTTTGGCTCACAATATAGTACTCTTTTCTTTTCCACGTTTTTCTTTAACAGGCTTTTGTCCATATACCTTGGATTCTTGCTGTTTAATTTTCTTTTCTTGCTCATATCTTTCTATGTTTTTTAATAATTTTTCATTTTGTTTTATTCTCGCTTGAGTTATCCAATTCCACATTCTTCTTCTCATGTTATATTATATCTATGTCCGTTAATAATTACTTTTACTTCTGGGTCACAACGAAAAGCAAGAGATTTTAACTCATCTTCATACTTCCATTTAGGTATGTAATCACCACTTGATAACATATTAGCTTGACCAATGTAATAGTTTTTGAGACAAAAGGCTATTAAATACTCTAGTCTTTCTTGTTCATTATCTATTAATATTCTAACAGTATCATTAAACGTTCTAATGACTGGCCTACCATTATCCTCATCATGCATGTTAACATACCTTTTGCTTTTTTTAGTTTTGTTTAATTGCCAATCACTACGACCACTAGTTCTAGTACGTCTAACGTAGCCACTACTGTAGCTCGCGACGTGTATAGCATCGCCATACGGGTCATTTATTGGTAATTTAAACTCACGTGTACCGTTTGCTTTTTGCCTATCTGTAGTGACTTCTTGTATTTGTAAGAAGTCTAGTCTATCTTGTATACTCATATTATTTTATTTTTTGTAGTAATTCATTAGTTAAGTTGTATATTGCTAAGTCGTATATTCTAACATAGTATTCATCGTGTAAACTACCTACAGCATCTTCATACTCATGTATACTTGTATAGCCTTCTTCATTTTTTTCAATAAAATCTAGTAAATAATTTTTAGCATCTGTATTGTGTTTTTTCAATATTTCTTTCATCTCTTCCATAGTTTATGTATTTTATTTATTATTATTATCTGTTAGTAATCGTATTTATTTTGTGTTAGCCTAACATTGTACCATAACCCCTTCGGCGAGTTAACCTAGATATACGAGCAGCGTCGCTACTTGACATAATCTGTATGGAATTACCGGTCTTGTGGTTGATTAGTGGTGCGCAACCGTATTGCTCGGTCGTTGAGCAGTCAACGCACACTTCATATCCTAAATCAACTCTACCTTGGGGTATTATATTATTGCATTTACACTTCATTAATTATCTTGTATGTAAGTTAAACCTTTGTAGTTAAACCAATCAGTGATGATAGAAAAACCATCTTGATCTACTTGGCCAAACTTAGTATCTGCTAGTTGACAGATAGTATAAGGCTTGTAAGTTGTACCATTTAGTTTGATTTTTTGCAAACCAGTAGTTTGATTTGGTTTTAAGAATTTAATTTTGTTTTGCATAGTATATAGTTTTATTTGTTTGACATTTATATTATCTGTAGTAAGTCGTATTTTATTTGTGTTAGTCTTCACTCAAGAAATAACTACTCAACATTATTGTTATTAGTATTAGTATTATCCAAGGACCCATAGTATTATTATTAGTGTTAATATTATTATTTCTGCTACGCTTTTTTCTAGTATTTTAGTCATATTATTTATTTTTATTCATGTATATCGCTATCTTTCCTAGTACGATTATTATTATCATTGTTAGTATTATAGGTATTTCGTTCATCATAGTATTGCTTTTATATTTTTTTGTTTATCTATTTGCTTGCAGTCGTGTATAGCACCGGCAAGTAATTCGTCTTGGTCAACAGAGTTAAACCACTCTTCGTTTTCCCATATATAGTATATCCACTCGTTCGCTTCGTGTGCTTGTTCAAAGTAATTCTGATACTTATTACCATAGGAGTCTATTACCACAGCATTGTACCACTCACCTTTTTTTCTAGTTATTTTAAAGTCTCTCATATTACTCTGTTATTATAGTTAGTAAAAGGTATGATAGTGTACCTATTATTATTGATGTGGTAAATACTAGTGCTGCGTTAAAGGTAGTTTCGTTCCAAAAATTTAACACTAAACCTACTACTGAGTATATACACATTAGTATTATTCCTGTTAGTAATACAACTCCTATTGAGTTAAGTACTTTGTTTGTTTCTTTAATTATTTTATCCATTTTATTACATTTTAAGTGTGATTAAAAAGAGAGGAGATAGTACTTACTAATCTGTACTTCATAAGTACTACCTCGACTCATAACTAACTACTAAACTAACTCTTTACCTCTTAGTATCGTAGGTATGTTATTACTTGCAGTGTACGACTTGTACTTTGCCCAGCAAGCGAGTTTCTCTAAACCTTCTTTCATTATATTAAATACTACATCGTGGTTGTACTTAATTTCATCACCTTTTTTATTAGTGAATACTATTAGTTGGTTCTTGCCTATCAAGGACTTACGTACTACAAATCTTTTACTTTTGATTACATTTTCTTTTGACATAATTTTAGTTTTTTTTAGTTTATATTAGTTTGTTTGTTTTTACATTTATATTATCTTACTTGTGTCGTTTTTAGTTTGTGTAAGGTATATAGTTTATTTTAGTGATAGAATTAGTTGTGAGGTACTACTCTAACTCTCTTACTGTGCAAAGTAAATTTTATGTACTACTTTTACTTGTTCATCAGTTAAATCGCCATAATTTACATTAAATTTATTTAGTGCAATACTATTCATAGTAATTTCCACTTGGTCATACAGTGCTTTCATAATTATTATTTTTGGTTTCACATATATTATCTGATGGTGGTCGTAATTATTTTGTGAGGGTGCTAGGTGGCGAGTGATTATGCTATACATTTTTGCTATACACCTTTTTAGGTGTAGAAAAAAGTGTGACATAAGCCTATTAATAAGGATCTAGTAACAGGCTATTGTCACAGTTTTAATCTAAGTGTTGAATGTCAATCACATTATTAGATTTGTCATATATTACCACTTTTTCAAAGTCAGTGTCTATGTTATCAGTAAATTCTGATTTAATAAAGTCATGTAATTCTTTATCCATTCCTGGAAATGTGTGTGTTAAGTAGATTGGGTCTTGAGTGTCATCTTTGTAGTGAAACTCTAATTCATAATTGTAGTTCATAGTTTTTATTATTTATTGTATTTATATTATCTTATTATATTAGTATTTAGTTTGTGACCCCAGTGGGGTAGAGAACTTACTTTATTTGTAAGTCTCTACAGAATGCTGGCATTGCATTAGTGTTTGTGTAGTTTTTGTACTTTTGAAAACAGTTCATTGCTTCAAATCTTTCTTTGTGTACATTGTATACTTGGTCATGATCATACTTTACAGTTTCATTTTTCTTGTTTACAAATGTTATAATAGTATGTTTACCTATTAATGACTTTCTGATTACAAATCTTTTTGTTGTTAAGTTAGTTGTGTTTACTTTTTTTGACATAATTTAATTTATTTAGTTAGTTATTTATTTGTTTATATTATCTATTATTAGTTGTATTTATATTGTGAGTTATAAGTTTGTTAGTATTGTTATTGTTATTATACTTACTGACATTGTTGTGAACATCCACCATTGTAATGGTCTATTACATTTAGTTGTGTCATTACTCCAAAAGTTTACATAGTCTTTAATTAATTCTTTCATGTTATATTATTTATAGTTATACATATATTATCTATTGACTGTTGTGTCTATCTTGTGAGGCCACTAGCATTTGTTGAAATATTCTACGAAAATTATTTATAGTAAATTACAAATGTAAAAAGTAAAAGATAAAAAAATCTGTAGTAATTTAGCTAAACGCATAGCCGGTGGGTAAATTAGTTTGCGTTTTAGTTTAGACCGGGGGCCCTAGGGGGGAGGGGGCTATGCAAACTCTATACATTCACAATATTTTTTTTATGACATTAGCTAGCTAAGTATTAGAGTAACAGGCTATTGTCACACTGTAAATAAAATCTTTACCATGTAATGATATTAATATGAAAGGTACACCAATTAAACTTAAACAAAAGTTATCGCCTAAGGCAGCCGCTGCTAAAGCTAGTAGAGACAAGAAGTCAGCTATGACTGCTTGGGGTAAATATAAGAAAAGGACTGCTCAAAAAGCTAATTGTCCTAAAGGCTATGACTTTGACCATGCTTTAGGTAAGTGTATACCTAAGGGTAAGAATAGAGCTAAGAATAGTAGATCAGGTGCAGTTAAACGAAAATACAATTACTAATGGCATTTAAAATGAATCGCCCTATAATAAAGGGTACATCAATACATAAAGCATCGATAGCAAAAGCAAAACCTGTGGTATCTCAAAGAAGAACACGGGCAGATGCTAGTTTAGTTGCTTCAGCTGAAGCTCTAGGTGAATCATATAAGCCTTCAAAAATAGATTTTGAAATAGATCAGTATGATATAGACGTACCTAAGCGTGAAAGAACTAAGAAAAGAAAGGAGACAGATTACGGTACTTATGATGATTATTTGAAAGATCACGAGAAGGAAAAAAGTAAAATGAGTGAAGAGGATAAAGCTGCTTATGGTGATCCATTATCAAAAGAAGAGTGGACAGATCTAAATGTAGAGGCTGGTATGAAACGTCCAAAAGCTAAAAAAGAAAGAGTTAAGAAAGAAAAAGGAGAAAATATTTTTGAAAGAGGTTACAAAAGTATAAAAGATAAAATTAGAGAAGCTAGATTAAAGAAAATAGATAGAAGATTAGAAAGATCTATGAAAGGTATTGATGATGGTGATAATGACTTCTCTCAAATAGAAAGTGAACCAAGTTTGCAGGAAAGAGAAGCTGATGTTTACAGATCACCAGAAGCTGGTACAATAGAAAGTGAAGAGTTATTATCGCAAACAAAAGCTAGTAGAAATAAAGCGTTGCAAGATGCTGCTAAAAAATACAATGTTAAAATAGAAGACTTAGAAGCTAAAGAAATAGATGGTAAAAGAGATTTTTTCCCTAAACAAGGCACAGTAGGAGGTCAACAAGAAACGCAGTGGGACGATAAATTAGGTAGATTTAGAAAAGCAGAAGCTACAATGGCTACTGAAGAAGAAGAACAAGCAGCGGTTGAAGCAATGAAACCGAAATATCAAACAGGTATGAATCCTAATCAAGTTCCTAATCAAGTAAAAACAGGTGAAATTGCTTTAAATTATGAAACAAACACATACGAGTACACTCAACAATACTTCGATAGATTAGCTAAAGAACAAATAGAGCGGAAACAACAACAGCAAAACACAACAAGTACTACTACAGAGCCAGTAGTTGAAGAAAAGAAAATTTCCACCGCTAGACAAAGACGTTTAGATAGGAAATACAAAGATGCAGGGCCAAGTGTTCGTGCTAATATGATAGAAGACGGATATGTTCCGCCTCCAGAACTTAAAACTGCCATGAAAATGCGTGATGATAGAATATATAAACACGCTGTAAAAGGTGGTGTTGTTAGAAAAAACATGATAAAAGGTGGTTATATACCGCCTAATGAAAGATAAAATAGGGAAACACCCTAAACCTAGTCAATATTAACCAAAAAAAACCAAAAAAATGACTTATTTATACTACAAGACCAGTTCAACTGGCAATTTAAAACCAAATGAAACAACAATTAAACATTGGAAACACCTCTCTGAGAAAAAAAACTGGAGAATAACCCAATTACCTAACGGATTCTACCAAACAGAATGCAAAAATCCTGATAAAGAGGATATTTGGCAAGATGTTACACGTAGAGAAACAATAGAAGGTGCAGAAGCTGCAATTGATGGTAGTGTTAAGCACTTTGCGGACAAGTTAGAGGCTACGAAAGGGCCAAAGGTTGTAAAAACTTTCGAATAGAGTACAATTTAATCAAATTTAATTTAATACATGGAATACAATCAACCAAGCGAGATTGTCAAAGACGTAAACTTTGGCGATAACGCTAATAACAAAATAGTAGCTGGCGTTGAAAAGCTAGCAAAAGCAGTAAAATCAACCTTAGGTGCATCTGGTAAGTGTGTAATTTACGAAGACGCTAGAGGTAACCCGGTCATAACAAAAGACGGAGTAACTGTAGCAGAATCAGTTGTCTTATTTGACCCGGTTGAAAATATGGGTGCTACCCTTATTAAAGAAGCTGCTAGAAATACAGTGAGAGAAGCAGGTGACGGTACAACAACATCTACTGTCCTTGCTGAAGCACTTTTAAAAGAAGTTAGCAAAACCGAAGCTAATACAAGAGAAATAAAAGACGGAATTAAATCCGGTCTTAAAAAGGTAAACGATTACCTAAATAAGATTTCTGTCAAGATCGAAGGCGATATGCTCGAATCTGTTAGTTCAATAAGTTGTAACAA